TAATTGTTTGATTAATCTATTAAAATAGTAATCTAGCAAATCGGATATATTTCTAATAAATTCATTTTCTATTACGTCACGTATATCTTCTCTCTTGACTATAAGCTCTGGTAAATCGTCTGTATCCCATAATCCATCATCATCATCATCATCTGGATCAGAACCATCAGGATTATCTTTTGATGGATCATCATCAGGATTACCACCAGGTGTTGGATCAGGATTAGGATGATGACCAGGATGTGAATCGTCATCTGGTTTATCGTCTGGATTTTCATCATCTGATACTACATTTATATAGCATGTAGCTTTCTTATGCGTATCAACTGATTCTACGTAAATCTTACATTGTCCTACTTCATCATGGCTATTAACAACGCCGTACTCATCTACAGTACATATATTCGTATCAGAAGAATACCATATGACTTCTTTATTACTGGCGTTATCTGGATATATTGTTGCTGTAAGTTGTACTTTTTTATGTTTGTTCATAGCATGATATTTAGGTTCAACCTCTACTCTTAATACATGTATATCTTTATCATCGTCTCCGCCAGGAGTAGGATCTGGCTTTTCAGGTTCATCAGTACCTGAACCACCATTTTTTAATACTCTGACTCTACACTTTGCATATTTACGTCTATCTGACGTTCTTGCATAAACACTACATTTACCAAGTGCTACTCCATATACATTACCATCTTGGTCTACTGTAGCAATAGATTCATCATCACTTGACCAATAAACAGTTTTATCTGTAGCATTTGATGGTACGATTGTAGCGTTTAATTTTCTGTATTGACCTACATTAATAAAAATACTTCTATTATCTAAATAGATAGATTGCACATTAATTATACTCGGTTTATCATCTCCACCACCAGGATCAGGGCCTGGTGGATTAACAGGTGGTTTATCAGGATCGTCACCTCCGCCAGGAGTAGGCGGTTTATCTGGAGGATTATCTGGGTCTCCACCTGGTGGTTTAGGATTAGGATCTGGTGGTGTCTTATCATCCTTATTTATTTTAATTATTAATTCTTTTTGAATTGATTTATCGGGTATAACTTTATCCTTCAAGAAAGGAGTGTAAATCATATCTATTACAGGATTGTAGATATCTCGTATTGCATTAGCTAACTCTGATGGTAAACCATCTATTAAACTGTCTATTCTATTAGCAGCCTGTGCAAGAGATGATGTTGTAGATACATTTGATGTCTGAGTAGTAGCAGGCGGATTATAGTCTGAATAATAATCTTCTGTATACTTTATCTGTGGCGTATAGCCTAAGCGTTGTTTATCGTCAGCCATTATTTATCACCTTCTAAAATTCCCTAGTCCTCCAGATCTTGAGCCCCATGTAGACCTACTTGAGCTATTGTAGAAAGAGTTATTATTATAATAACTGCTACTAAAATTAGTTTTAACCCATTTTTGTTGCTCGTCTGGATGTTCATCATATTGATAGTTTTCATAGAATTCTTGTACTTCTGGTGCTACCTTACCAGTTCTTCCAAGACCCATTGCACGAGTATCATCTTTACGAGCTAAATTAACATTAGATGTAACGAAATTAGAAGATACTTCTAGGTCTTGCATTACTCCTGTTAATTGTTTAAAACGTAAAGTCATTGCTAAATAAGCAAGTCCAAGTGCGTCTATAAAGTGTTCTTCTTTACTAGTGAAAGTAGGGATTCCATTAGCTCCCATTCTTTCTACTTCATAGTCTATTAATTGTTTGAATAATACTTCATCATATGGAGATAAAGCTAAATTGTTTCTTTCGAAAGCTATTTGTAATTGTGATACCATAAATGGTTTCATTGGTTTACTATCTTCTTCACCAGTAACAGGGTCATGTACTGTTAATTTATTACTGAATGACCAACCAACTACTTTTTGTTTTAAACCACTTTCAGGATGTTCGTCTCCATAAATATGTAATCTTTCTATTTGATATTCGCCTGCACCTCTATCACAATAGATAAATGATGGATTATATATTCTATTAAGTCTTATGATAGTGTTAACTGCTTCATCATATGAGTATTCTGCTTTCGGCATTTCATATCGTAATAGAACCATAAATTTCTGTAATTCCATATTGTATTCTAATATTAGTATAGATGATGACGCTCCGTATTTATCCCAGTCAACACCCATTGTACGGAATATATTAGGTGGAGCTGGATTAGTTTCGTCATATATTAACATTTCTGGCCATTTACCACTTTCTTCACATCTCATTTTTTGATAGCAATCAAGTTCTCTGTATGAATAGTCATAGAATGTTAATGCTTCATCAAGTCTATCTTTATTGAATACACCTGTGTCTTGATCTCCAAATTCAGCTAAAACTTCGTGAATATAACCTTGTTCAGAAAGCATAGCTCTCATTTCTGCTTCCATCTTTTCGCACCATTGAGGGTTGTGAGTAGATGGATGATAATGTTCAACATAACCTGTTGCTTTATTAGTACAACAGTTATAGAAATTACCACGTCTACCAGTTGGAGTAGAACTCATTATAACACGTATGTCAGGTCTTTCACCTGCTATCATGATTATTGAATCGAAATCACCATCGGCCATATAGTCACATTCATCTAGTATTAGTAAGTCTGCGGCTTGACCACGAATAGAAGCCCCTGAAGAACCAGAGGATGCTCCTGTTGTAAATCCCATTATACAGCTACCATTTTTAAATTCCATCTTATATGGATTCTTAGTAGTAGATGTAATAAGACTGGCAAGCAACGGACTAGAGTTTTTCAATTCGTTAAGTCTCATGAATAATAAACGTACTTGCGCTTCATACGGTGTTATTAATAAAACCCTGTAGTTTCTGTTAGTGGTTGCATTATATAGTGCTTCTACAACCATAACCTCGGATTTGCCAGTACGACGCCCACAACGATAAACCTTTTTAAGAGATTTATCGCGGAGCATCTGTACTTGATACCAACGTGCAGTCCATGGCGTATCTTTTTTCAAATTCTTATCATAACTTATTAAAAACGTTTGAGCCCATTTAACAGGATCATTCATTACGTTTTGTAGTTTTAGTTGTTGAGCTTTTGGCAAAACATTCGCCATACACTATTTCCTCCTTCCTATTAATTAATATATTATTTACTTATGTAAATAACGAGCCTCGTTACCCATTAATGTTTGTTCTAGATTGTAATTAGCCATCTTAGCCATTTCCATGCCAGATTGTCTCATTGTAGCTAATTGATCTGAATCTTGGAAACTAGCGTCCCCAAATACTCTGAATCTAGAAGCTGTATTCATTTGTCGTACCTCGTTTTGTAAATACATTGCACCAGTAACGAGCGCTTTAGGAGCTGCTCTAAATGCAGTAAGACCCATATATAATCCTGGACCCATTAATTGAGATGCGGCGAAGTCAACACCAGCACGTGCTGCAGAAGACATAACTCCACGTCCTTGTTTACGTGAATCTTTATATTTACTGATAGCACCGACAGTTGACATTGCTATATCAAGCTTACTAGCTTTCTTAAGTTTAGCTAGACCTCTCTCTACTATATCTCCTTCTTCTTTAGCTATATCTATACCAGCCTTTTCTTTTAATAAATCTTTATGGAATTGTAATTTATCTTTAAGTTGCTCTACTTCGTAATCGGCTTTAGGCTTAAAGTTTTCGAATCGAGTATTTTTATAATTATCTTTTAAATACTGTTCCATAGTTAATGAAGGATTAGCAGCTCTTTCTTTTTCGAATGCTTCTTGAATTGAACCGAAGATTTTATTATCATTTATTTCATTTTTTATATTTCCTATTTCTTCTTTGATATTACTAGCTCTATCACGCGTTTTAGCGTTTGTACGCTTCATATCTTTTTTAGTACTTTTTCTTTGACTCTTTAAATCTTTAATTTTATCTTTAGTTTGATTTATTTCGTCTAAGATATCTGCACGTCTAGTAGGGTCATTAACCTTTCTATATCTAGATTCTAATCTACGTAAACGTCTCATTTGTTCTTTTTGTGATGCTGTTAAAGACTCATAATTAGATCTGAAGTTAGCGTAATCAGCATCAAGCTTAGCGTTACGTCTAGCTTTATTAAGTTCGAATCTTTTCTTTTTGATGTCTCCTTCGACCTGATTCCTAAATTCTTCTGGTATGCTATTGTAACGAGCTATATTCTCTTCATCTTTTAACCATTTATCAGCATCAGTTATTGATTTAATAACTTCTGGTGTGCCAAGATAATTAGGAGGTTGAGTTCTAAGCAAATCATAGATATCTCTGTTAGCAGCTACTTCATGTAAGAATTTAGTATCAGCAAGTTCTCGTGCAGCTTTTTCACTATTAACAAAGCTTTGTCTGTTCTTGCTCCATGCTCTACGTTTGCGAAGAAGTTCTTCACGTTCGTCCCACCAAGCTTTACTATTTCTTCGTAATGGATCGTTAGGATTGTCTCTATGAGGTCCATAAAGTTTAGCTTCTTCATATTTTAATGCAGCATCTTCAGAACTGAATTTATCTTTACCAAAGAATTTTTCAAGTGCATCTTTATTCTTTTCATAATTACGAGCTCCTGCTTCAGAAGTAAGAGCAGACTCTTGAGCCATCTTTTGCATTCTTTCATATTCTTCTATGTAATCACTGTACTCCTTCATTCGTCTATCATAACTGCTTAATGGAGTAGGTGTAAATTCATCAGCTACAACATCATGCATTTTATATTTTTTATAATCTGGTTGATTAAAATGTAATGTAGGATCTGGTTGTTCTGGATTGAAAGTATTTGGTTCAGGTTGTGGACCTGGCTTAGTTTTTGGCTCAGGTTTTGGTTGTGGTTGTTGTGGATTTGGGTTCGGATTAATTGGTTGATTATAATTTTTATAATGAACATAAGGTATTTGATCATTAATTCCACCATATTGCAATTGTTCCCATAATTTATTAGCTTCTGATTTAAGTCCTTTAGCAGTTTCTAAATCAAATTCTTTTGTTGTCGTTATGTCTGTGGGTTCAAACTTTTTATTATATTCAACAACATTATTAGTTACCTTATTGTGTTTATATGCTTCAGATACAATATCTCCTTCTGTATTATAATAAACATTATAAGCATCTTTGCCTTTTGTGTAACCTTTACTTAAAATATTGTTATCTTTATCGAATTTGACATTCGTAAACATGTCATTACCTAAATCTATGGTTTCGATTCTTGAACCATCTTTTAATGTTTTAACAGTAGGTTTAAATGTATCGAATTGCTTTGTTACGCTTTCAGGAATACCGTCGTAAGTCAAAGCGGCTTCTTCAGTAACTCTACGAAGGTCAGATTCAGGTCTTACGCCTCTTGCTACTTCGAACGATTTTTGAACATCTTCTACTGATGCATTTAAATTATTATCACTGATATATTTCCACATATCATCGATAGCTTCTTGTTCGCCTAATCCTTCTGCTCTGTTTTGTTTAACTCTGTTTATAAGTTTTTGTCTGTCGATATCTTGTTGAGTTTGACCGTCTATTCCAACGAATTGGTCCATAAAATCTTCAACAGACATATTAGGGTCTAGATTGTTCCATATCTTGTCTATACGTTCTTGTTCTCTCGCGCCAGCTAATTCAGAAACAGCTTGGCTCGGAATTACTTCACCTGGCACTACTCCTTCAACTCCAGCTGATTCAAATGATTTCTGAACATCCTCGATAGATGCATTTAAGTTATTGTCGTTAATGTAATTCCACATGTCATCTATTGATTCTTGTTCAGATAGCCCAGCACGTTTGTTCTGTTTAACTCTATTAGATAATTTCATAGCATCGATATCTTGTTGAGTCTGTCCATCGACACCTACGAATTGATCCATAAAGTCTTCTATTGACATGTTAGGATCAAGGTTTTTATATATATCATCGATTTGAGATTGATCTCTATGAGCTCGTAATTCTGAAACAGCTTGTTGAGTATCGATTTCTCCAGGCTTAACTGCTTCTACACCTGCAGCCTCAAATGACTTTTGTACATCTTCTAGAGAAGCATTTATATTGTTGCTACTTATATAGTTCCACATATCGTCTATAGATTCTTGTTCTGACAATCCAGCAGCTCTGTTTTGTTTTACTCTATTAGAAAGCTTCATAGCGTCTATGTCTTGTTGTGTTTGCCCATCTATACCTACAAAACGGTCCATGAATTCTTCAATAGTTGTATTCTTATCTATATTTTTATATGCGTCTTCTATTTGTGATTGCTGTCTACGACCTATCATTTCTTGATGTGCTTGTTGAGCATTGATGTCTCCTGAGTTGACAGGTTGCACACCTGCAGCTTCAAATGATTTTTGAACGTCTCCTATAGTAGCATTTATGTTATTTCTATTAATATAATCCCATATATCTCCTCCGATTTCTTGTTCAGGTATGCCAGCATTTCTGTTTTGAATACCGCGCATACGAAGTTTTTGTCCATTTATATCTAATTGCGTTTGTCCATCAACGCCGACAAATTGATCCATGAAATTTTCTACGCTCATATTATTATTTACATTTTTCCATGCATCATTTATCTGTATTTGCTGTCTCCTATTAACCATATCTCGATAAGCTTGCTGTGGATTTATTTCGCCTGGTCTAACAGGTTCAATACCAGATGAAGCAAACGATTGTTGTACGTCACCGATAGTCATATTTGGATCCATATTATTCCACATACTATTTATTATACGTTGTCTGTAATATTCATTATCTGGTGTTCTTGGCATCTATTCTCACCTCCTTTAATTTTAATAATATGGAGAATGATGCAAGTCATGTAATGCAAGACCAAGATCTCCTGTAGCTCCTGCATTATTTAAATAATTGTGTTGCATACTTTGCCAAGTATTACCTTGACCATTAGATTGCAATAAGTTGTTATAAACAGTACCGTCGTTAGTACCAATTCTAGAATTATTAAAAGCAACAGCTCCGTCTTTTACTCCAGCCATTATAGCTCCACCAATTACTAAACCTTTACCTGTTTTGCTTAATTTGTATCCTATTAAGCTTTTATCAGAAGGTTTTAATGGAGCCATAGCTTTCATAATCTTTGTTACTGGATGATTAGTTCCTAGTAGGGAACTAGTTATTGGTGCTTTACCAGTTAATTGTTGTGCAATAAAATTAGCGTAATTTAACTGAGCCCCTCCTTCTGCAGCTACATATGCTCCTGCCTTACCTATTTTTTTACCAGCAGCCTTGCCGATGTCTTTACCCATCTCAAAGATAGTTCTTCCATCTGCAGCCTCTTCTGTTAATCCAATAACTTTAGCAGCAGCATTTGCACCTACTTTAAATCCTTTTGTTATACCTTTACCTACAAAGGCTCCAACTTTTCCAATAGCTTTAAGCGCACTAGCTTCAGGTCCTCCAGATTGACTTATAACTTTACCTATTCGTTTCCCTATAAAACCTAGTCCTGGAATCTTCATTTATAAATCACACTCCTAAATAAACGGAATAACAGGTATGTTTGTATTACCGTTACGGTCTTTGTATAGACCTCCACCTGATGCTACCCTTGCAGCCATACCAGCTGTTACTGCTGTACCAGCTATAGCTTTAGCATTAAGTTGTTTAACAAGATTACCTTTATCGTCTTTAACAGTCTTAGTGAATGCTTTTTGTACTGCTTTATCAAATGGCATTCCATCTTTTTTATTTTTATATATATTACGTACGCCATAGCCAAGGAAATCTCCTACTTGATAACCCTTAGTTTGTTTAGCAAGTATACGTTCTCCTAACTCTCTTCTAGCGTCACGTGATATGTCTTTAGCTTGTTTAGCAGTTTTACCATTCCTTAAAGCTGCTTGTTCAGCTTTCTTACCATATTCAAGTAAATGTTTCTTTTGGTCTGCAGTCATATTAGCTTGTATTTGACGTATGCCTATACCTTCGGCCCATCCTACAGTTGAACCTTTTAAACCATATGCTACGTTTCTACCAAATTGTATTGCTTTTTTTCCTATATCTCCAACAGCCATATATATCACTCCTCTTCATTATTAGTATCGTTGTTGGTGCTATATTCTTCTTGGAATTCTTCAGGGACTTCTTCTATTACATAATCCATATTTATATTTTCTTGAATCATATCGTAAATAGATTTTTCGTCACCTTGTTTCATTTGTGCTTTAGCTTTACGTGTAGCTAACATATTATCAAGTATCTTATCTCTACGTCTGCAATGTTTTTCATATATTTCGAGAGCTTTCGATACTTCTTTTCTGAAGAAGTCATCTCCTGTTCTTTCATTAGAACCAGTATATACTTCTTCTACAGCTACGCCCTCTTGTGTTAATAGAGCTTGGGCGCGTTCTATCATTATATCTGTATTTATCAGTTCTTTAACATATGTGAAGTCTACAAATGAAGAACTAGGATCTAGGTCAAAATCACGTTTATAGCCCTCTAGATTCTTTTCTATTAAAGCAGTCTCAAGAGCGCATTTTTCACCTTCTGGAGCCATATCATATTTTAATAACATGCAAGATTCACTGTATGGGCAACAATCGCCTTTACATGTAATCGGAATTCTTGCATAAAGCCCAGACTTAGTAGACAACATAGCCATAGCTGCACTTTTAGACTCTAATCCTGCAGGAGAATATCCCCATGGATTATCAGCGGCAATTAAATCGTTTTCTAAACGTTTTCTGTTTTCTACTACTTCTTGACGCTTAACTTCGTCAGCGACAAGTTCATGACTTATTTCTTGATCTACTTCGAATTCATATTCGCTTATTTGTTTATTACTCTTGTTCGCCATCTTCTAATACCTCCTTTCCTCCGTTAATAATATCGTCGTAGATTCCTTCAGCTATATTCCAGTTAACACTATGGAAGTATTCTGTATTTTCATCTTGATACAGATTAGCTTCGACAATTACTTTGACTTTATCTGGAACATAATCCTTTTTAACAGTAAGAGAATCAGCAGTAAATTCATATGTTATTTCATAATCGTTAGTACCGAATGTTTCTTCAAATACATGTACGCCTTGTAATAAATAACGTTCTGATTCTAAAGTATCGAGTTCTTCGATATAGTCATGAGTTGAAAATATACCGTGAATGACTATTTCTTGTTTAGGTACTTCATTACCATCTTTATCTATTATTATTTCATCGGTATCGACAACTCTTTGTTTAACTGTAAATCTACCTTCAACAAATCTCTCTTTATTAATTTTTACTTGAGCCATATAACCATCTCCTATCTCTATTCTTATTACCTATAGTTATAAATATATTACGCGCATCTGATGTCAATAGAACTATAAGCGTCCTTGAAATATATATGATGTCAGTATAAGGGGAAAAAATTTTTTCAAAAATTGCGAGCAGTACTACCTTTATATATATACTCCTCAAACAATAGAATTGTTGCCCCAGGGTACTTAGACCTGGGTGAGTAGTGTATATGAGCAGTATTGGAGTAATATGCAACGTCATACCAGCTGCAATGGGGGACATTATGAGAGAAGTACTAAAAAATAAGAAAGGTATAACAGTTATTGGTAAGTACAGAGTTGTTGATTGGGATGGTTGGAATGATCAACCTACTTACCTTTTAGAAAAAGTACAAGTATACAACAAGAAAGGTGAACTATTAGATAAAATAGATCACCTATGGTTCTTAACAGATGAAGAACTATATGCACTAGAAGATAGTGCAATCATTAAATTTGTAGGTGACAGCTACAAATACAGCAAAACAGGCCATATAGTAGATTATAGTGTTAGACCTACTTCTAACATACTAATAATGAAATGGCTAGATGCAAAAGTCAAAGTAGGGAAATGGTTCAAAAAGAAATCAGGTAAATGCAAATAATAATTGAACCAGTACATAGTATTCTATTTGTATTGTTTACATATGTAAGCTATATGCACTCCATACATATGTAAACATGATTGTGTGGGGAGTGCTTATTCATAGTTATTAGTAAATTAAAGATATGAGAAGCTACAATCTCATGGTACAAACAGTGTAGCATTATATATGTATGTATATAATGAAATATGGGTAGGAGGCCCTTGTATGATGTTAAACAAAATGAAAATAATGTTATTAGTAGTATTAGTAATAGTAATAGATACAATATCAATGGTATCTATAATAAGTGTAGCAGCAAGTAGAAATGACGATATATTAGAAGCAAAAGAACAAATAGCAGTAATAGAAGCAACAGATGTAAAAGACATTAAACATGAATTAGTTAAAGATAACTTATCATTCATGTTAAATGGATGCAGCGAAGAAACAGCTAAAGAAAATGGCTTAACTGAAAATGAAGTAGTAAGACTAGTTAAAGAAGACGATAATAGCTATAGTGATATAGCAATAGTAACATTCGAAGAAGGTAAACTAATATACAATACTGTTGATACATTAAATACTAGTATAGAATGCAGTATGATGAATATATCAACAATAACTATGGGCTGCGTAATGGTAGCTACAGCTTTAATAATAGCTGTTGTTGCTGTAATAGCAGAACTTTTAGATAAATAATATACATATATAAGCGTATATAGGGTTTTATGGATTTTACCTATATACGCTTTCTTTATATAAATCCAATTATATAGGTACATATAGGGGGAATTGGTTATGTTGAAAATGATAGAAATAGTATTATTAGTATTAGCTGGTATTATGACAGGTTTAGCAATATTTGCAATCGCTATGAGCGACGAAACAGCTAAGGAATTAGACGAAATAAGCAGATTAATATACAAAAAAGTATCTGCAAGACTTCAAAAAGAAAACATTGGAGTTATGACAATAAAACAGCTTATAAGAGCTGAAATGAGAAAGATTGACGACAAAGAAATAGCTATGGAAGAAGTAGCTAAGTCAATTGTGACAACTTTGGCAAAAGACATAATAGGTAGAAATATGTCTACAATCGCCTATGAAAAAGACGAATGTAGTTTAGGAAGCTATAATTACGTAGACGATTATGTATACGTAAATAGCTTTTATATAGACAGAGCTATAAGACAAAAAAGATCTATATCAGATTTAAATACATTGCTAGATACAATATGCCATGAACTTAGACACGCATGGCAAAATGACAATAATGTATATGACAATAACGAATATATAAACTCATTTGTAGATTATGCTGCCTATAGAAAGCAACCTTGTGAAAAGGATGCTAGATATTTTGCTCATATAAAAGTCTACACTATGAGCAACAAAGAAAGAGAAAGAATCTTAAAAGAAGCTTATATGCATTTATGCCGTTATAACAGAGCATAAACATAAGTTTCTTTTTTATTTGCATAAACCAGATTGGCTGAGTAGTTCATGGGCCTGAGCATGCCCTAAAAAGGCTTGAATATATTTTTCCTAGTAGGAGGTAATAACATGAAAGTTTTATCTGTAGGGCAACAAACAAAAATCCAAAAGGCAATAGTTAAACCATTAAACGAAGCTTGTAATATAGTTAATGGCTTCAACTTTGTTTATGAAGACGTTAAAGTTAATGGCAAAAGAACAGGCAAGAAAAGAATTCTAGTAGAAAGAACTTTTGAAGATATTGGTATGTTAAACATATTAAATAACTTTGAAGTTGACAACACTAGAAGAAGCATCAGAGCTATCAAAAAAGAAGATGGCAAAATTATTAGCAATAGAAAATACATCACAGGCGACTGCAAAGAAGCAGACGCAGCTTTCATCAAAGGTCTATATATAGTAGACTTCAGTGGTATCATCGATTTGACAACTAAGGATGTTATGGCAGAAAGAATAAGATCATTAATATTTATAGGCATCAAAAGAGAAAATGGTAAGTTTAGACTTGCTAAAGACATTAAAGACGCTGACCTTGTAATGATGCCTTATGCTGTGTCACCATCTCTTATTAAGCACAGTAGAATATACTATGCAGTAGTTGATAAGAATGGTGACTTGTTAAAACAAGCTCAAGCCAGATTCAATGAAATAGATGCTATCACTGGCCATTCAGTTGGCTATAAATGGGCTGAGCTGTTATTAAAAGACAACGTTAGTATAGACGACATAAGTAAAATAGCCGACAGAATAGGTATATGTACAACTACACCTATGATGAAGGTAGGTCATATCAATAATGTATTCTTTATGGATGCAGAACTTGATTATGGCAGTGACTATGAAGAAAACAACGACATCAGTGCTGAAATAGGTACTAACTTCGCAGATGGTGCTGTTAGATATAATGGCGATACACTATACCATCTATTTAAAACATTATTCCCAAGATTAAAACCTTGGATGATGTTTGGCCTAAGTTTACAAGGTAGATGCGATACTTTACTTATGAAAGCTCATGGCCGCTTTTTCAGAGGCAGAATGATAGCAAGATATTGCAATATCATGATGGCTCAAAATATCAACAAATGTCATCTAGTGTATAACGGTAAGATGATAAGTGGTAAAGCACTTAAGAAATTACCTAAAGCAAAATTAAATGCCATGTTAAGCAATGTAGATTTGGTTGGCACTAAAGACGAATTCAAGGCAGTCAACATGGCTAAAATCAAAAATGGCTGCAATTTATATATAGTAGCTATGAGCAACGTGACTTCAGGTAAATTAAGCAATCAAGCTGTTGCTAAAGTTGCTAAAGACTATGCAGAAGAAATTCAACACTTCTGTAGAATGGCTGCAGTTAGAGCTTTCTATAACAGAGAAACTAAATACAGTTTAAAATTTGACAGCAAATCATCTACATTAAAATTAGCAGGTCAAGCTTATGAAAATAAGTTAGCAGCTAATCCTGACGTAGCAGAACATGACAGACATGTAGGTGAAAGCCTAATTAAAGCTGACGATAGCTTCGCAAGAAGTATGACAGCGTCAGCAAATATACCAGTTAATGCTATGTACTTAAGACTAACTCCTGATGACAGCATTATATTAACTGGTGGTACTTCAATCCTTAATAGTACTTGGGTTGATTATGTTGAACCAGGTGCTGACGAAGGTTACGGTACTCACATGCTAGAAGTTTATTGTCCAGCATTTGAAGAAAAACATCTAGTAAGAACATATGATAATAGACTTAGCGATAGCTTAAGAACTTGTGTAGGTATTAAATACCCATCTCAAGCTCCAGACGAGTATGCTGTATTCAAATGTGTCAGCTTAGAAGAACTTAAAGGTAGAATTGCAGTATTAGACGTAGATGACGAATTGAAACAAGACTTAATAGAATTCTACGAAACTTGTCCAAACAACTGCATAATGGTTCCAGCAGACAATACTTGGAAGAACCAATGTGCAGGTTCAGATTTTGATGGTGACGACTTAGCTATATACTTTGAAGAAGTCGAATATGATGACAACGATGAATTAGTACACTATGGCTTATTCGAAGAATTAAATGAAGAAACTGGTGAAGTTAATTGCCACGTACCAGGCTTTACTAGTTTAGCTGTTAGAAAATATGCAATCAAGAATAACAACGTAGGTCAAGCAGCTATAATCACTTATAAATAATCATCATCATGCTTCAAGAGAGATCAGAAATGGTCTCTCTTTCTTTATGTTTAAAAAAAATAAAAATTACTGGAGGTAAGTAGTATGAAAGAAACAAACAAAGTCGTAAAAATAGAAAACATCATGGGTCTTAGCAACAATGCATATAAAGAAATTGTAGCAAGAAAACAAGTATTAGACATTAAAGATGTAAAAGACCCATTATCATTATTAATATCAACTACAGTTTTAGGCAGCGATATAGGTATCACTATCATCAGAGGTAGCAACGTATTAATGATAAAGAAAAGCTTAATATTTGAAGATGGCAAAATGACAGAAATAGGCTTAGCTTTATTACATAAAATGCTAGTTCCTTTACAAGAATTAGTAGACATAAAGAATATAGACAGTATAAAAGAACTTCGTGGCAAAAAGATCAAAACAATCTATGACGCTAAAAACTGTGCAACAATGACTAATAGATTCGGCATGGTTAGACAACTTAAGAGAATATCAGAAGCAGAAATACAAGCTGCAGTAGAACAAATCAAGTCATTTGGTATAGATACAACAGAAGAAGAATTTGATACATTCGTAAATGACTTTGTTAATATCGTCAGAGCCCTAGGCGAAAGCTCTATAGATGTAAAGAAACATAGAGACAGACATTACAGCAGAGACATCCATGGGTTCGTTGGCAAAGGGTCAGCCTGCATAGGTAACATGAAAGCAGGTAGAGACCCTAAGAAAGCGCTTACTGCAAATTTATATTTGAACTCAGGCGCTGTTATGAGATCTGGTGAAGGCTATCAAATGTTTTTACCAGAAGAGCTAGAAAACGCATTTGAAGACGCTATAGGCGATGTGAAACTAGCTGTAAAAGACAGTTTAGAAGACTGTGTTAATGGTGAACTAGCCAAAGTACATGGTTTTGACTACGACAATTATTATAAGAGATTGTCAAACTTACATGACTTATACCCTGAAACACGTAGAGTAATAAGTTATGCTTCTTCATTAGTAAGAGGTAGAAAGTTCACACAACCAGATGAAGAAGAACCAGATAAATATACAGATAAATTCTTAGCAGTATTGAGAAACTGTATATTTGGTGTTGCAAAACTAGAAGGCATGAAGATGAAAGACGTATATTCATTAGCAATTGAAATATGCTTCCTAGATAACAAAGGCTTCTATTACAAAGATGCAAATCTTAAATGTGTAGAAGTTAATAAAATGTTAACTGCAGTTGACAAAATATTCGGTGACATAGCAGTGTTTGAATATGCAGATAACAAACTAGATGTGCCACTTACAGTTACAGACAAACCAAGCGACTATGCTGATGGTAATGTCTATATACTAGAAGATGGCGCTAGTGAAGACTTCGAACTTTGTGTTGAAGAAAACTTCACAGGTGAAGCTACTGTAGTAAATGGTCAATTAATAGCTAGCTATGACCCATACGCTCAAGTAGATGACAACTATGTAGCTATACCAGTAGATAACTTCTTCCCAGTTGCTCCAAATGAAAGAAAAGAAGGCAAACTAGTGAAGAACAAAAAAGGTGCTATAAATGCTTTAAAAAGCAGCGACGTGACTAGAGTTAAAGTATCAGCAGATGGTGTCAGCAAAATATATGTACCTGTAGTTGTAGATGGAGCTACTAAGGCTAAATCAGTAGGCTTCAACAATACAACTTTATTTAATGGCTTAAAATTAAAAACTGTAGATCTACTATGCTTTGAAAAAGAAGAATATGTAGATTTAGCTAAATACTTATATGTAGCTAGAACTAGATAGTTATATGTAAGTTTAGTTGTTTTTGGGAAGATCAGTAATGGTCTTCCTTTTTTATTATTTTAAATTACTGGAGGTAAATGATATGAACGAATATACAATGAAAAACAAATTAGCTGTTGTTGGTGGAAACAAAGGCGTAAACGCTATACTTAATATGTATAGAGTGCCTAATTCGCTTAAATACTATGGCGTAGTTAGATTTAACAACTATGCATATAGTTTCATGGCATCAGAAAGAGTATTTAGAGCAACTGTGTATGGTTTTAAAGGTACTCTTGAAGAACTTGACAAAATAAGTGCTGCTATTCAGTCTCATATGAGACCAAACAGAGAACCTGCTTGTGACAGCACAAATCCTGACAGCCCAGTGTTTAGAGACAGATATTTATATGACTTTTTAAGTAAAGGCATCATGATTTATAAAGCACCTGGTTTAACAGACAAGAATGAAGAAAAATACCTTGGTTATGTTACAAGTCACGCATTTGTTGCATATAAAAAAGGTAACGACATAACAGTGCTATACAAAAATGTAAGATTTGTATTTTCAGTTAATAAGTTTGATAGAAGACCATCAACAGGCACAGACGTAAATAAACTTAATAATGTAGTATACAAATTAATCTTCAATGTTGACAAACAATTAAATGACAGCATGGCTAAAATAAATACGACAAATATAACTGAAGAAGTTGAAGACTTTGACGGTGATGAATTCTAGGGGGTGATAGCATGAGTAGAGGTACTCTGTATTTGAAAAGTTATCATAGTGGTGTTATGAAAGGAGGTGACGTAATTAACATCAATGTAGCTAGGGGCTATATGAAAGGTATTGATTATAGATTAATACACTTGGCTCCTAGCAAAGAACTATTCTATTGGTATCGTAACAATATGAATAGACCTGATTGGTTTAGTATTTATTGCAAGAGATACATGAACCAATTTAGAACTGACCCTAAAGCAATTGACGAGTTAAATGAAATTAAGCATCTACTGGACCAAGGACGTAATGTATGTATCTATTGTTTTTGTCGCGACGTGAACAAATGCCATAGAGGTATTATCGGCCACCTATTTTCCAAGAAGGGCTATACTATTACTGTTCTTTAATAGCCCCCTGCGGGGCCGCTTGTTATTTGTTCTATCTGTAAGCTGTCGCTGTGGCTGTCGCCACGAATATTACACGTTTTTGTGAATTTTTATATTTATAGGAGGTACGTTATGATTAGAGTATTTGAAGAAAAAATGTTTGAATATCAAGGTGTGTTAGTCGCAAATCCAGAATTATTAGATGATAGTGACTTTACTAAATTATTCGATTATAAAACTGTATATATCTATGATAGAAATCGTGATAATACAGACTATATTATTGGTAAAGTCATTCGTGATATCATCATTAATGACAGATTTGTCGATATACAATGTTCATTTATCAAAGATACTCGTGATCGTAGAGGCTGTACTCAAAAACAAATTGAGTCTCTACGTAGTATCCTTGGTAGTAACTATGAATACAGTCTCAACGATTTACAACTTGTGTTTCTAGCAAAACAACGTAGAGGCCTTATTCAAAAACTAATTGATACATTTAAAAATACAGAGTTTATCTACTGGATGCCTGGTATGATAACTGTTAAAGATGATAAAATGTATCAATTAGTTTAATCTACATACTAAATATGGTGTAGATAATTTTATTACTGGTGGTGCATTAGGACTTGATACTGTTGCTTTCTTTGCAGTTGAATATGTCAAATCTAAAGGCTATCCTGTAAAGAATATCTTAGCTGTTCCTTTTAAAGGTCAAGAAGGCCGTTGGAACGCTGAAAGTGTCGATAGATATAACCGTATGCTGAAATTAGCAGACAAAATTATATATGTCGATACTGTTGATGGTTATGCTGGCAATTATAGTATCGCTAAGAAATTGGATATTAGAAACCATTATATGGTCGATAATTCCAAGTTCGTAGTTACTGCTTATGATGGTAGTAAAAAAAGGCGGTACTTATAACTGTATTAAATATGCAGAAAGCCATCATAAGAAAATAATAAATGTAGGCATTTAGCCTGCATTTATTATTATAGCTGTATTAATTTCTCACGCTGTCGCGTGGGAATACTATACAGTTATGTGAAATTTATTCTTTTATTCGGAGGTGTCTTTTATGATCGATATAAGAATTTGCGAGGAATGCTTCAACTATGATTGCCCTACTCCTTGCCCTGCTACGGACTCTCAAAAAATATCTTGCATTAAGCGAGATATGATTTACAGACTCAAAGATGAATTTAACTTTGACTTTGAGAATCCGAAAAATTACAAAAAGCTAGCTTCTGGGAAAAGTGAGCAAATCAGAGCTATTTACAAAGAATACACTGATATGCTACATCTAGATCCTAGTAAGCCATTATACACACATGATGGCAAGTTAATCGCTACTTCATTTGAGCGACTAGTAATCGGAGATTACGGCGCTTACATTGAATACGATTTATCGCAAGTTCCTCAAGGAGTTCGATATTACCTTGAAAGAGGACAAGAATATCGAACTGAACCTTACTGGCGCAACAGAGTTAAATACATCTGGTATACAATACCAGATTCAAAGCCACGTATCAAGATATACTGGCAGTTGCGCACAGTTACATACGCAGATTACAAGAGAAAGAAATTCTACATTTCTCCTTTTGAAATCATGCAATAGAATGAGCCTTCGGGCTCTATTCTATATGTACTGTCGTATGAGGAATACTTAACTGTATTGTGAAGTATTATATGTAATCATAATATCAGTAGTACATTTTTGTGATTACTCCCCTGCGGGGCCGTTACTGAATATTGGCTCTCACTAGGGGCATGTGCTGTCGCACATGAATACTTTACAGTTTTGTGAAGGTTTTTTGTAACCTGTTATTTTTATTTTTTAGGAGGTACTTATTATGGCTACTTACAACAACAATAAAAAATCAAGTGTTACTTTAGATAGTAACAGAAAGAGATATGCTCTTGTAGCAGGTAATGGTATAGCAATACTAATGTCTGATGAGCATAAATTCAGAAGATTTTCTAATCACAATAAAAATGCTATTATGAATTCACTTGAAGCGTTAGATTACATATTAGAAAAATGTCCTACTAATGACACAATATCTGAACTTGTTATCGATATCGGTATACCTAACTGTATTAAAGGTGTATTCGGTGCATCATTCAGACAATATATCAGAACACAAAAATTCGTTGGTTCTGGTGATATTATACCTGTATATATGCTAGATAAAATGAAACATGTAGTTAAAGCATATAATGACAGAAACTTCAATGTGAATATATATAGTTTATCTTTAGCTAGTGTCGATGAAGAAATGGTCAAGATTAAACAAAGAGCTTTAGATGTGTTATATAAAGTACAAGTTGAAGATAGTCAAACTCAATCTCAACCTGCATCTCAACCTGTACAAGGGTTTACTCAAGAACAAGTTAATGCTATGATACAAAATGCAGTAGCACAAGCATTAGCAGGTATTATGGGTAATAATCCAGCACCAGTTCAACAACAACCAGTAGCACAACCTGAACAACCAATTGTTGAACCAGTTATAGAACAACCTGTATCTACTTTAGCTCCTAAATCTCAACCTGTACAATCACAAGTAATAGAATCTGAAGTGGTAGACTTTAATGCAGATGATTTCACAGATGACTTTGATGATTCTGGTGAAGATCCATTTGCTGGTTTTGACGATCAAATTCCATTCTAGAAAGCAGTGTGTCTTGTCAGACACGAATACTAAACAATTTTGTGAGGAGATTGCTAGTTAGTAGTCTTCTCTCCTATATTATTATTAAATCGGAGGTATTATTATGAAAATATTATTAACTGAAAAAGAAAGAATGAGTATCAATGAATTATTAGATAAAATGGAAGTATTATGTGATTCTGAAGACGTTAAAGTATTAAATGACATTAGAACTAGTTTAAAAGAAAAAACAGAAATAAAAGAAGAATACATAATTGAAGCTTGTCTAAGATCTGGATTCATTCTTGACGAAACAAAAGACGCCGCAGTTGATTTAAACAGAGCTTACATGACTATGAAAGGTGAATGGAATTCTGTATTAATTAAAGTATACGCTAAAGCTTCTAAAGTGTTCTTATTACATAATACATGGACTAAAAGATTCTTTGAATCTGTTCAATATTATGTAGCTAGATTCAAAAAAGCTTATGACGATATGCTTTTAAAAGACTTTACAGTTAGACCAGACACTAAAGAAGAACCAGTCATGTCTGATGAAATTAGACCTTCTGTAGACGGTCACTGTATAGGTGGCAGCTGTCATCAATGTGAAGATTATGATAATTGTCCAACTGGACAAATGTCTGAATACTAGAAACAAGACCATCCTCACACATGATGGTAATAATGTGTGGGTTCAGGAGTTTACCCTTAAAGCTCCTACCATTCAATAAGCCCTGTCGGGCTCGAATACTTAACAATATTGTGTATATTATTATTTATTAGGAGGTTTTATTATGAATAAATATTTTGTTAGAGCTAAATACTTAACTAGTCACAATAATGGTGTACAATTTGCAGAATTTATTGTATCTGCAGAAACAACTGAAGAAGCTAGAATAGCATGTCAAAAAACATATGGTTGGAACTGTATGGTATTTGAAGTTTTATTCTGCTTAAACTTATCAACTTGTAAAGACGAATGTATTTTATCTGATATGATGAGATACTGCTATAAAAATAGAGAAATCGTAAGTGACGAAGAAGAAGATCAATATATATAAATCATTGTGACCTAAGCATGTCGTTAAACTGCTTCGTTATTTTAATGTTATATTAGCCTTAAATGGCAAGGAGGTATTTATATGTTATATTTAGGTAATGCTTTTTCACTTCAAATGTTAGACTGTACTGTTGCACACACTGTTTCTATCAAACCAATATCTATAGACGACGTTAAAACTGCAGGTTTTGTATCTGTAGTAGGACATCCTGATACAGCTGCTGTACTATCAGATATGCTTGGTAAAGACGTTGCTTGCAACCGTGTTTCTGTCAGTTTAACACCACATGACACTTTGATTGTTGCACAAGTAGTAGGAGGTAGATTACCTGCGGGTGCTACTAAACTACCTGACGGATTTAAGATGACATTTTTAAAAGTTAACATTTTATAGACAACATGGGTTCTAGAGAGTTTATCCCTTAAAAGCTCTCTTCCATTATTATTATGTGCTGTCGCACGCGAATACAATACAGTTTTGTGAAATAAATATTATTTACTGGAGGTATTGTTATGAAACAAGTTATTGTTAGTGTTGATTCCCTTGGAACTAGAGCAGTAGATGTAGATGATAAATTCATCTGTTTTTACACTGTTAAAGACAATGGTGAACCGTCTATCATTATTCCAGATGAATCAGATAAATATGAATTCTTTGAGTCTATGCAAGACCCTAAAGATTTCAAGACAGAAAAGATATTTTACTTAAGCCATATAACTAATGTATATGATCTTGTAAAAGATTGTATGCATTATTACAAGGAGTGCATTTAAGCACTCCTTTTTTTATTTGAAAGGAGGCTATTATAATGAGTGAAATACTTGATATGTACAATAATATAATAGATTTGGAATCAGATATGATTCTTAATCCTGACAACTATAGTGAAGAATTCAGAAAGAAATGCAAATCAGTAATCAAAAGAACTGAAAAACGTCTTCGTGATCTTGGTTACATAATAGATGAAGAAGGCGAATTGAAAGCTTTAAACTAATACTATAAAGGGGGAAGTATTATGTACAGTAACTATTTATTTTCTGAAAGTTTTGAATCTTTAAAGGGCGTAGCTATCGCCCTTAGTAGAAAAGGCATAAGAAATATTATCAGAAAGACACCAGCAGGTTGGTCTCTTGAAGTGAAATGTTCTATGGTAGAAATCAATTCTATTCTACTATAGAACCCCCGCCCTGTCGGGCTCGAATTCATTAGAGGACTACTTCTGAATAGTTGCTCTCAAGTAGCCCCTGTCGGGGCTGAATACTGTGTACTGTCGTACACGAAGACTCAACAGTTTTGTGTAATAAAATTTTTATATATTTTAGGAGGTAATTTTTTATGTTAAGAATTATGATTGGTAATATCAACACAATGCAAGAAATACTAGATAATGTTTTCAAACCTGTATTAGGTGAAGAACTTGAAGGTGTAGAAGTTTTAGATAATGACCCAAATAAATTAATTAAATATGACTTAGAATCTTTAACTTTTAACCAAGCTAGAATCATCGAAGCTTTACTTTATAACAGAAAAGCTGATGGTTTACTTGAAAACATTTATGCTGATGAAGCAATGACTCAAAACTTCGAAGTACTTGATGGTAATAGTGAGTTATTACTTGGTAGCTTCGAAATCACTGTAGAAAATGAAGCAAGAGCTAAAGAAATCGTAGACGACGTTTTTAAATCAGCTGGTGTATATGATGTTCATGTATCTATGAAACCAGTAGCTCCTGGTATGTTCACTTTCTGCAAGATATCATTATTAGCAGTTGGTTTAACAGAAGACCAAATAAAACTTTTAAATAGAACTACTTCTATGAAATCAGTTGGTCTTAAAACTAAAAAGCTAGTTCAATCTGCTACTACTACTGGTTATTCTAGTGCTAAGATAGTAGCTAATGATATCGTAACTCCTCTAGCTGAATGTGCTGGTAAATATGCTGGTTTAACTACTTCTACTGCAGTTAAAGCTACATATAAAGCTGGTGCTACTTTTGCTGACGAAGTATTTAGTAATATAACTCGTGAAGAGTTTACAGAATACGAACCAGCTAAAAGAGCAGTTGCAGGTTTTAAAAGACTAATCCATGGTGACAAGAAACAAACTTCTATCATGTCTAGAAGCTTATAGAAGTAACATATAAATAGTAATAAGGACTGGAGCATTGTACATGTACACTCTGGTCCTTGTTAATTTGTATATGCGCTGTCGCGCACGAAGACTTTACATTTTTGTGAGAGGTTAACCCCTCCATATAATAATTAATTGGTAGCATGTCGTCGAGCATGCAATGTGCATAATGCACAGAAAGAGGTATAAAAATGGCTAAATATTCAAAAGAAACTATAATGTGTATGGTTAACAGAAAAGACATAGTACTTGTATCTAATACTGAAACAGGTAAATGTAAAAAATACTCTAATGTAGAAGACATAAGAGGTTACATGACATATCTATTAGCATCACAATTAGAAAAAGTTGCTGAAGAAGCTGACACAGATAAAAAATATATCTTCATATTAAACAGAAGTATGATAGGTATCGACAAAGCAGAAAATAGACAAATATGGTTAGATACTGGCAAAACTAAAGCAGGTGATAAAGTATTAGAACCTGAATTCTTAGAAAACATCAAAGTTATACATAGCATATGTGAACAACTTGGTGATAGAGTATCTGTACTATCTAGTTATTCTGTAAGACCTAGAGAATATGAAGGTAGAAGATATGGTTCTGAAAGACTACAAAAGATACTTGCTAGAACATGGGAAGCTATGGACAAGATATGTCCAGTACAAAGAGCTTCTGCACCTGATAGCTTTGTATTAGAATAGTCAGACAAGGGAGTGGGCTTAGGCCTACTCTCTTTTTTTAAAAAGCTGTCGCTATGGAATGTGTGCGCTGTCGCGCATCAATACTTTACATTTTTGTGAATAATATTATTTTTACCAGGGGGATTTGATATGAAAAAATTAGAATCATTATTTGTAAAGAGAATGTTCTTAGAAAACTTAATAAAAGAAGCATACGTTAAAGGTGAAGCTAATAGTAGACTAGAAAGACTTGAAGAAGCATTAAAGGACGTAGAATATGAAATTGACATAGAAAACATCAAAGCATTTGCATAATTACATAACAGTACGGGAGGCTTTATGTCTCTCGTGCTTATAAAAAGCTGTCGCTTACGAATTTACATGTGCGCGCTCTGAATAGCGCTTAGCTTTACAGTTAATGCTCTCACATATATAGTACATACAACAAACTGTAAAGGGAATTATCTGAATAGTATATACATCTGAATAACGCGCGAGCGAGCGAAGCGAGCGAGCATTATTAACGACGAGCGCTAGCGAGGAGTTAATCGGTCGCCTGTCGGCACGGAAGATCATAATGAAGTATCAACAGTACTCATTTGATCTGCAATCATTGGAAACAGTAGAATTCTGAGTAGAAAACTCAGGTTTATGCAAAAATCGGCGCAAATAAGTAAAAAAGGCGGGGTTAAACGCATATTACAGTGTCGTTTTGGCAAATCCAAGTAAAAATGATAACGATAAACGGCAGGAGGTAGTCTCCGTACAGATTTTAATGATCTGAAGTACGTATTTTAATGAAACTAAAGCAGTAATTTTAATGAACTGAACTACGGATTCTACTGACCTGTATCATGTGCTTTCTACGAACTGTAACGAGTATTTACGTGTAAGTAGCATGTCAAGTAAGCGATAAAATATGCCAAGTAAACTATACGTAAGCCTGTACATATACGCTTAATAACACCCCTTCGGGGACGTACTGTCGTTACTGAATTCTATTTGTATTTCAATGATATCTACATTATATGAACACTATATTATGTACACATATTTGTGTCTATGTTATGCACAAGACTACTGTGTATATGTGTATAAGTATACTGTACTTATATGTCAAGTAATACCATTTCTGTATATATATGGTATAATATTATCTTTATATATTATCTGTACTATAGTATTATGTAAGTGAGATATAACTACTATATAAGTATACGATTTTGTGATTTATTGCTTCTTTTATTTAAATATTGAGTTAATAAATATGTTACCTAGTATATTTGCTTTATATTACGTTTTTAGTAAAAATAATTAAGGTAATCCCTTCGGGATGGGGACGTGGCATTCGCGAAATTATGAATAATTTAC